TGGTGTTGCTGCATTGTTTTCACCATTTGGATCATACCCACGATACACTGGAAAATTTGAAAGTTGATATGTAATACGCGCATAAATAGTCCCAGCCGAAAAATTCGGTGCTAATGTGCGAAATTCACAATACCGTTTTAAAATCTGTCGCAGTGAAAACACAGGATCTCCAAAATACACCTTATGTGCAACATCAACTGATGGTTGTTCAGCAAAAGTATGTTCTATCTCAGTATCCATAGGTTTTGTCTCTTCTTGTGTCAAATCATTATCTGCATTATCAAGCTCTCCTGCTTGCACTTCCCATTCACCAAATTGTGGTTGGAAAAATGTCACACCACGAATATTATCCCCATTAGGATTCAAAACCTCAAAATCCTCACCTGCACTTACAGAGACCAGCACAGGAACACTGCTTGGAGTCGCACTTGGTGTTGTCAAATCATTCACAACATATACAGCAAGAATACCATTAGACTCCTCATGAGCAGCAGAACCTAAGACAGCAGTGGAAAAAGGCACGACCAAATTATCATTATGATCAAGAAAGCTCAACTCTTGCCCCCACCGCACAGACACAGTAAAATCACGTTCCTTTGCAAGATCGATAATATGTGTATACTGCACATTATACTCAGTAGACGAGTTATAGTAGGGATCATACACAATCTTCAATCTACCCTTATGAAATGAGGAAGCCACAACTTGAAAACGTACATTAATAGTACCCCGCCAATTCTCAAAGGGTAAAGCAGTATATGCCATGGGAGTCAAGTGATACTCTGTAAACCCAGATGGGGCAGCTTGATCCAACATCATAGGTGTCACATGTGTATTCCACAACAAAGTCTCCGGTACAGCCGTAGTAGACCACGAAAACTGTGTCAAGTATGATTCACGCTTCACTAACGATGTAATTGCCATTTCGTCATCAGGCCCTAAACCTGTAGCCACAGGGTCAATAGTCAATTCTTGTTTGACATCAAATGTCAACTTAGTTGAAGTATCCATAACATTCGTGTTGGCAATATTCCCCGCATATGTAGGCTTATACGAGCAAATAGGACCTGCATCCACAGGCCGAGACATTCCGAACATTTTAGCTATATTCCCTACTGCTCCTGCAGCCATTTCCGTTGCTAAAGCAAGTGGACGAATTTGGGGAACTACAGACAAAGCTGCAGCTACTTTCTCAACATAACTCGCAGGTCCAGAAATAGGACCATTGTTCACCTCCTCATATTCACCTGCTTGTGGCGCAAGAGCACCAGGTTCTGACACTGTAGGAATAGACAATGCCACATCCTCTGCCCATGCAAACACAGAGATAGTAACACTGTCAGTTCCGCCATTAGCATGTTCTAGAGTTGTAACTGATGCAATATCCAACTCTCCCATTTCACGCCAATCTTGCTCAGGTATGTTCATCCCATTCTTCCAAAAGACATAAGGCAAACACAAAGTACCTCCTTGAGACTTTGTCGGATCAATCCACACATGCATTCGCTGCGATGCAGCAATCGTGTCTTGAGGCACAAGACCATAGCGCCACGCAATCATTTCATCTTGATTATGTAAAGGTCTATAAGATGCCAAAGCACGACCATAATGAAAACCATTACCATTAATCATAATTCGCACACATAACTTTGAACGTAAAACATTATAGTTAGTGATACGATTAATGACACGGAGATTCTCAAAATACAATTGCCATGGATTAATAGTAGTCCCAAAGGTAGCTCCAACTGTCCAATTAATAGATGCGATTTTAATAGGTCGAGAGAAAAAATTGCTCAAAGACGCATCGTCAGTATCCACTGTACGATGAGCAGCATCTAACCGATTATCCACAGAATATATCCACTGTCGATTTTGATCAGAAAAACTCACGACCTGTTGTTGAGTCTCATTTGACTCCGAATTAATTTTAACATTCATTTTACTAGTCTATTTATTTACACTCATCAAGCTCTGACTAAAGCCAGTGAGGCGTATATTTACATGGACTTGCTAAATCCTCCTCTAAATAGAGGTATTCCACGAGGGGAATGCAATATGTGCAAAGCCTAACAAAAAATATATAACATACAAAAACACATAATGTTGGTATCCATATACACACATAACTGTTTACTTTAATGCCCATCGTTACTACGGGCAGAGGGATGAATTAAGG